CGAAAGATGCACCTGGCAGGGAGTTCCATGTGAAGGTCAGACCAGCAGCAGGAGACATGAGACCAGCAGAGCTAGGAGTGTAGCAAAGCAGAACACCGTTACCACCAATAAAGGCGTTAGATTCTGCAATACCCTCAGCAGCAGTGTTCTCCACAGCTTCCATGACAAAGAAGTTCTCTACTTCGAAGACTTCTGCCAACTTAGCGTCAGTGATAAGTGCTGTGTTAGTAACAGTAGCACCACCGTTAAGACGCGCAAGGATGTCAGGGTTGTTGATCAGAGCATCACGAACAGCCTTACCTACAACCATTGTGTTGGGCTTAAAGCCACCAGACACAAGCTGCATAGTGCGACGTGCGCGTGTGATGTCTACAATTGGAGTAGAGTCTGTATAGTCATCCCAATTGATAACCTGAGAGCTAGTTGGACCAGAAGCTACACCAGCCCAGTCAGTAGTCCAGATACCAGTACCGAAGAAATTAGTTACCCAATCCTTCTCACGGTCGATGAGCATGTTATGCATAAGCATATTAGCACCAGCAGAACGGATTTCCAAAGCTGCATCTTCGTTAGCAAGTGTCTGCTCGTCAAAGTCTGTAGCTAGGCCATAGACATCAGCGAAGTAGTTGCTGTTGGAGATAGACATACCGACACGCTCAGGACGTGTACGAGGTGCCAGAGCTTTACGCTCACCAGAACGGTTAAAGTTCTCGCGGTCATAGATGTAGTACTTATCGGATTGTTTAGCAACGTCCACCATTGGGAAGACTTTACCAGCGATAAAGTTAGATTCGTCTTGCAAGTAGGCCAGCGTCAGGTTAGTGAGCGGCTGATCCAGATGCACTTGACTTGGAGTCAACATAGGCATATTAGTAGTTCCTTATTTCTATATCTTAAGCGGAGGCGTTGCCACCACGGAAGAAGTCAATTGTTGCATAACCTGTAGCAGCGGCTGCATCTACGCAGACACCCACAATGATATCGGAGGTAGCGGATACAACAGCAGCGCCGTTAGCATCTACACCTACAGTAGCACCAGCAGTCAGACCGCCAGTACCGCAAAGTACTTTAACGCGACCATGAGTAACGACTGTAGCAGCCTTACCTGATGTTGGGTCATTAATGAGAACACCGAAAGCAGCTTCTGCGTTACCAGCGGCAACTACAGTACGATCAGTCGTGTTCATTTTGACAAAGGTGAACTGAGCAGCACTAAGGTCAGCGCCAGCTACCATTGTCTCACGGATTTGATTACCTTGAGTAGACATATTGTTTAGCCTTTCTTATAGACTTCTTTGACGAGGGCTTTACCATCATCAGTTTTGATTACGGCTGCATATGCTTTTGCATAGGAAACCTTTTTATCAGAGGCATGGGCCTTAGCCAGTGCTTCCAGTTTAGCTTCGGCACTATCGAAGTCACCATTGACATCGGATTTACCAAATTCTTCCATCTTCTGCTCAAAAGCAGCGTCAGCAGCCTTAAGAGCTTCCATGAGGATTTCCATGTCATCCATCTTAGAAACAGCAGTCAAAAGAGACTTAGCTACTTCAACTGAGAAGTTCGGGAGTTCCGCTTCTGCTCGCTTCGTGAGGGCCGTATCAGCTTTATCAGCATTGGCTTGCTCAAGAGCTTTAAGGATGGGTGCAGGAACATCAGACTTGTTGATTTTTTCGCCATCGTACTCGATAAACTCCTCTGGAGCCTTCTTTTCGATAGACTCTGCTGTGATTGAATAGCCGTCTTCAATAAGTGACTTACGAAGGCGCTCGTTCTCAGCTTTGAGTTTGTCTGATTTCTCTGTTAGTTCTGTTACTTCGGACTTCAGGGCCTCTACAGCCTCGTCATCCTTAACTTGTGTTTTATCGGTCATGTCTTCTCCTTGGGAAGTATCACGTTTGTATAGAGGAGCCATTGCCAAAGGGTTCGCTGGGCGATCCACCAAGGAAAGTTCCTCTAGTTGGAGTTGTTTGAGGAGATTAGGCAATGTTATATTCCTCTTTGGTTGCGCGACCCCCAATAGAGAAGGCCTTTAGTTCACCAGACTTTACTCGCTTCCAGACTTCATCATCGTAGACCTTATAGGCTACAATCCATCCTTCACGATCACACTGGATTCCGAGAGCTTTGCAAATCTCGTCAGTAATAGGCAGAGAATGAATGACCTGTCCTGTGGCCCCACCCTCATGCATAGTCTTACCAACCCTCACATGCTCCATAAACTCATTGACTGCTTTAACGAGCGTTTCAGCTTCGATAACGTCACCTTGTAGATCAACTACAGGAATACCCTTTTCAGTTACTACTGAACCCCAACCGTAGATAAGACGCTGTTCGTCATCTACCTTGAGGATTTCTCCTACTACTCTAGTTTCAGTCATAGACTTTCCTAAGATTGTTTCAATTACTGCCTGTATGGCGTACTCTAGGACTTCCATACGAAGGTCCATGTCATCAGATTCGCTCTCTGAAGGCTCTGAGGCACTTTCTGGGGCATAGTATGCCAAATAAGCGTCATGGCTCTCAGCGGGCATAAAAACAGCCTGTCCGTTGTATTCAGCTACATGAACTACACCACCTAGTCCCATGTCACGAGACCTTACCTCAGCTTCAGCTTGAGTAGTGAAGATGTCGGTAGCATATTGGGCTTTTAGGATATCAATGTTCATCTTAGTTCTTCCCACTGGAATGCGAATGAGGCAGTTACTGAGGTTGATGTTGCGTAAGCTGCGAGGGCGAGAGGAATAGGCGTATCAGCGTTAATACCAATACCAAAAGGTAATCTTGAGGTTACTGTCTTACCGAACACTGGAGATACTGATTGTTTACTGCCAGAAGCAATGACACTACTACCAACATTAATGCCACCACTGTAACTAGCCACTGTCGAATTAGCTTCTACTGCTGATACTGTGGCGTCATAAGGTGTCCATGTTCCACCGACGATAGTAGGGTTATACAAGACTTGGGTTACTACAGTACCGCCATCTACAACCACCTCATAACCTTTAGGCTCAAACACGCTCCTGTTCTCAATACTGTTGAAGGTCAGAGAAGGTCTTGCAGCAAAGATTATTATTGCATTGCCAGCGCCAAGAGGAATAGGTACATCCATAAGTTCTGTTGAGAAGGGGTAAGCAACAGTATCTTCTACGCCACCTTCAGATACAACAGTAGAGCAGATATGCTTCATAGACTGAGATGCAGCTACAGCAGTAGTATTCTCTATCTCATACCTAATAGGCAGGTTAGCTGTAGTCATGTAGACAGAATCTAAGTTGTTGGCATTAAGAAACTCGTGGATATAAGTCGTAACACCATCAATGTTTACCCCAACTCTAACTCTACCAACACCCAACCACTCAAGGTCAGCAACAAAGATTTGGGTCTTAGTGAAATCAATAATAAAGTCAGGGTAAATAAGGTTCCACTCAGATGCATATATCTTTCTAGCATCACTAGGAGTTCCTAAGACATTGTTTCTTAGCAGTACGTATTGACCACCACCGTCCTGACCTAAGAAGATACCATTATTAGCGTCACCATAACCTACCATCTTATTAGTACCCGACTGTGAGGCACCAAATAGGAATGTACATAGGATGAGTTGAGACTTACCAGGTTGGTATCTATGGTATGCCTTAGTCTGACGGATTACTTTGTCACCTAAAGCTGTAGTGACAGCCATCTCAACAGAGGATTCATTAGGTAAGTGGGTAGAGGTAGCAGAGCCTACTAATTGTTCATCCCAAAGCAAAGGCTGCTTATCATATTGTAGCTGACTATCGAAAACAGTTACTGCGTTAGCTATTCTAAGTCTTCCGAAAGCATCTCCAGCACCATTGTTAGTGCTTAGGGCTACAGTAGGAACTGTTCTACCGTAACCAGTGAAGTCTTCCCAGAGTTTACGTTCCCAAGAACCTTGTCTAGTCATTATGCTAACTCAGGTGTTACTTTGACGGAGATATATCCGCTATTGGGGAAGGTCTCTACAGTTGTATCAGAATAAGTCACTTCGAACTCACCCCAGTACCAACCTACTGTATCAGTATCTCCAGCAGCCCATGTGTAGACTACAACACCATTAGCAGCGTCTGTGATTGTAGCAGCAGCATCAATCTTAGCTGTGTCCTTAGTCTGATCGTATAAGTGAAAGCGTACTGTTGAACCTGTGAGGTTAATTGCTGTACCACTTGAGTCTGATAGGGTTCTCTCGAAGGCAGGAGAGTCATCATTCTGTTTGATCGTAAAATCAGCCATTTACTATGTTCTTTCCTGTAGAGCCTGCGATTCTATTGATGTTAGCGTTACCTTGGGCATTGTTATCAGAAGACCCTGCTGGTTCTATTCTTCTGGCTGAACCACCGATAGGAACCCAAAGACCAGTACCTGAGGATATAATGCTTGGAGTGCTAATAGAGCCTGTACTAGAGCGTCCTATGACACCTGAGCCAGTTCCTGTGACAATGGATACTGTACTAGACCCAGTGCCAACCCTAGTGATAGTACCTGTGGCTGAACCTGTGACTGCTGTGCTGTCTATAGCACCAGTACCAGACCTAGCTAGAGTACCTGATCCTGAAGTAGTAACTGCTGGAGTACTTGTAGCACCTGAGCCTGTTACGTCAGCCCCTGCTGGGGTTAGAGTACCTGTGCCTGAGGTCGTAGGTGCATAAGCAGTATTAGCAGATGTACCTGTTATTATTCTTGTACCAGAGCCTGTAGACGTGACTACTGTACTATCTACAGAGCCTGTACCTGATCTAGCTAGAGTACCTGAGCCAGAGGTCGTTGGTACTGTACTATCTACAGAGCCTGTAGAAGTAATCTCTCTTGTGCCAGTACCCGAAGATGTCGGCAGAGTGATGACATTAGAACCTGAGCCTGTGATCTGACCCTGTAGTTCTCCAGTACCCGACGTAGTAACTGCAGGAGTACTAATGGAACCTGTGCCATCTCTAGCTAGAGTACCTGAGCCTGAAGTTGTGACTACAGTACTATCTATAGCACCTGAGCCTGTGATCTGACCCTGTAGTTCTCCAGTACCTGCTGAAGTTATAACAGGGGTACTAATGGAACCTGTGCCAGACCTGGACATAGTGCCTGAGCCTGAGGTAGTGACTACTGTAGTGTCAGTAGCACCAGTACCCGTGATCTCTCTAAGGCCAGTACCTGAAGACGTAACTACAGTGCTACTTACGGAAGCTGTGCCAGAGCGTGATAGTGTGCCTGAGCCTGATGTCGTGACTACAGTAGAGCTTATGTCACCAGTGCCAGTGATAGCTGATGTTGAATCACCTGTACCAGCCGATGTTACTACAGTACCATCTATGGCACCAGTACCTGTGATCTCTCTAACGCCAGTACCTGACGAGGTAACTACAGTACTACTTACGGAAGCTGTACCATCTCTGGCTAGAGTACCTGAGCCTGCTGTCGTA